CGGCTTGCCGTTCTCGCCCATCCAATATTTGAGTTCTTTTTCTACTTCCCCTCTTGAAAGTCCGTTTCTGACGAGGTAATCTCTGAGGGATGCGTAATCCGTTACTCCGGAGGGAATATCGCCGTTTTCAATAGCATATATTACACGTGTCACGGTATCTTCTGTGGTCGCTTGAGGCGCAGCTGCCTCGTCGCTTTCGACTGTACCGTCACTGTTTACGGTATAACCGAGGGCTTCGAGGGTTTTCTTTACGCTCTCGTTCATCGCGGAGGAATCCGCCTTATATTTTGCGCTGTCGTATGAGCGGTCGGCGGCGTATTTATCGGCTTCGGCTGCTATTCTTGCGGCTTCGACTTCGTTTGCGGAGGCTTGTCTGCCTGTTGTTGCTTCTATTTCGGCTATGTATCTTTGAAGGTCTGCGTTGATATTTGCCTGTTTGAGTGTGGTATCGTTATTTTCTCGGTTCTGCGTTGCTTCGAGGTCTGCTATATACCTATTGAGTTCGTTCTGCTTATCCTGCTTTGACAGCTCTGCGGCGGCATTAAGCGCGTTCTGACGCTCTGCGGAATCGGTAGCGTACATATTCGCGCCTGTTGCGAGGTTCTTTGAGTTTTCGCTTCCCATATTTCCGAGGTGTCCCGTCATGCTGTCGTACAGCGTCTGCCAGTTGCCCTGATTTTGGTTAGCCTGAGCGAGAGCGGCGTTGAATCCCGCGTTCTTGAATGCGAGCTGCTGTCGGTTTGCGTTTGCGGCGGCGTATGAATCAATGTTCCCGGCGTTATTCGCTCCGCCCGACGCATATTCGCCCTGTGCCGCGTTTCGTCCCTTGAGGTTGAATTCGGACATTATCGGCTCATAGTAGCTCTCTTTGGTTACATCGAAGCTGTCCAGTCTGCCGAGCTGATTCTTTCCTGTATTGTAATGGTCTGTGTTCAGCCCGGAGACAACGTTTCCTTTTGAGTCGTAGGTGATATCTCCGTTCAGGAGCTTATCGTTTGCGGCGAAAGAGTTCATTATTCTCTCTACTGCGGGAGAGGGTTCGCTCTTTCCCGCGCCTTGCGCTGTTGTCTGAATGAGGTCTGAATAGAAATCGTCATGCGGCAGATCGGGATTATATCTTTTCAGGATATCGACCGATTTGTCGTAATCGACTGAGTGAAGCTCGTCGGCTACATCGGCGTAGCCGTTCTTCACGAGGTTGTTATAGTAGGTCTGCGCTTCCGTGTTGTACTGTCTGTAGTTCGGGTCTCCCGTTGCTTTTCCCTGATTGTACCGCGATTTATAGTTGACTACTTTAGCAACGTCGCTGTACGGGTTGTACTTTTTTACTGCCATAATATCTCCTTTATAAAATAATATTCTTTCTTTCGGCATCGCTTATATTATATCATATTTTGCACGATATTTCCATAGTTTAAAGAAGTGTTTACGGTATGTTTCAACATTATAAATACTTTTCCAAAATCCCTAATATTTTTTATGTTAACAAAAACACCGCCCGTTTCCGAGTGGTGTTTTGCTTCTTATTTCCTGTGCTTACTCACGGCTTCCCAATGGTTATGAAACCACAGCTGCCACTTGTCGCATATTTTTGCACATCGTCCGGGTGCGCTTGAGCGAATGCATCCGAGAGCTCTTCTCCCGCACGGATAATCGGGAAACAGCTTTTGCATGGTACGCACACCGGGGACGATACTGACGCTTTTGTATCTGTATTTCATATCGTATTAAAACGGCAAAGTGTCTTCGTCTTCGTTAAGCTCTTCAAACGTCGGCGCGGTCTCGGGCTTTTTGTATGCATCGGGGACGTATGTACCGCCTTGATTTTGCGGCGTGCTCTGTGACGCGTCAGAACGGCTGTCAACGAAATTAACCTCATCCGCGACTATTTCCGTTACCGTCCGCTTTTGTCCGCTCTGGTCTTGCCACGAGCGGTTCTGGAGCGTCCCGACGATACAGATCGACGAGCCTTTATCAAAATATCGCGTTACAAACTCCGCTGTCGCTCTCCAAGCGGTCACGTTGAAGAAATCCGCCTGAGCCTGTTCTCCCGCTTTCGCTTTGCGATTGACGGCGACGGAGAACGAAGTCACCGAAAGCCCCGAGGGGGTAGTCTTAAGTTCGGGTTTCGCGCAGCACCTGCCCGCGAGGATTACTTTGTTTAGGTTTAAGTTGCTAATAAGTCATTCCACCTTTCTGTGTTTTATGCCGCAAATTCCGACATCAGCGCAAGAGCTGCCGCCGCGAGGTTAAATAGGGCGAAAGCAAACGCTATGCCGATTTCTTTCTTGTCTTTCTCTGTTCTGCGCCCGTACACGCCTATCACGAGCCACAACAGCCCGAACAGCGTTGATATTGCCGCGCTTATGTAGATCACTGTCCTGCCTCCTGTTCGTTAGGCATCGTCGTACACGGAAATTCGATATCCGCCGCGCACGCCGAATAGCCGATTAAGTCAATAAAGCTGTCATAGCTGTCGAATCCTGAGGTCTCAAGTCGACCGACTTTAAACAACGCCATCATAAGAGCCACGTCACGCGCGGTAAGGTCGATATCCGCGCCGGGTGAGACGCAGTTGTGCTTGATATACGCCGCCCAATATTCGGCTATCTGCGAAAAGCTGTATTCGGGTTCTCCGTATTCGTTGTTTCTTTCTCGGCAGATTATCTGTTTTGCCCTGTCAAGTATTGACGCTCTGTTTTCTGCGCTCATGTGTCTATCTCCTTTATTTGTACTAAAATATAGTCTTCGTTATGCCACAGCATATTGATTCGCTTCACGTATTTGCGGTTGTCGTCCTCGATAAGGATTCCCTTTGTTCCGTCTTCGATGAGTTTTACATATGAAGAACAATTGCTGAGGTCTAATTTTGAGTTAAACCAATATGTAAACTCAACGGGCTTGTCGAACATCACGGGACGGGGAATGCTCTCTTTAATCGCCGCTCGGGTGAGCATATGCCAGTATTCGGCATCACGCTTACGCGCCTGCCACGCCTTACCCGAATAGTACGCATTCAGCCCGTACCGCTTGTTCCATTGAGCCTTTCCCTCCTTTGTCGGAGGGTAGGCGATTTTAAACGTCGCTGTTCTCGTGTTCGTCCTCCTTTTCAACCGCTTCCTTTGCCTTCTTCTCAAGTTTTTCGATTCCCGACGCAATAATTGACTGCACGTTCTCGATCTTGTCAAGCGTGCTCACAGCAACGCCGCAGACCGCTTGTATATGCTCTCTCAGCCGCGCTATGATTATCTCATGCCGTATATCGTTTGCGAGTAGCAATCCTATCACTATCCACATTGCAACAGCTTGTCTGTCGGTCATTATTCAACCTCCGTGAGCCAGTATTTGCGCTTGCAACCATAGCAGCCGTTATCTCGGCTAATTTCGCATTCGATTGTATCGTCGAGCTTGGCGGGGCATATGTCAACGATACCATCCGTTATTGCCGCATTCGGAAACATATCCAGAAACTCATTTAGGCGCGTCTTCGCGGGGTGTTCGTTCGACCACTTTTCGACGATTTCGACGTATTTTGCAAAGTCATCTTTATCTTTTTGCCTTCGCGTAATACAATACCCATCGTTCGCAGGACAGCAATCACAGCTTCTGTATGTTTTGCACATTCTTGTCGCTTCTTTCAAAAACTTTGCTGTTTCCATGTCATTCTCCTTTTCCTTCGCTTTCGTAATGATTTTTAATCCGCTCAAACACATCTTCTGCTGTCAGCCATCCCGCGACAGTATCGCGCTCCCGTTCATCGTCGGTGAGCAAGCCCATGATCTCAAGCTTGTTTTCGTTTCCACCGTATGAAAATCCGCACTGTATCACACTGCATATAGCGTTTATTTCGGCTTTTGGATAACGTATCTGATAAAAATACTCTCTTCCGCCGCAACCGTCGTAGCTTCGGTCGCTAAACTCATGCGGTATTCCCGCGCGTATGAGCATACCTCTCAACTTAAATATTTCTGTGCAAAGCATTGTTTTACCTCCCGTACTGGTATCCCACCATGTTCGACAGCTCCATCAGCTCACGTCTGAGGCGCTTTATGTCGGACTGTATCTGGGTGTAGTTAGCCATGCCTTGTACGCCTGATATCGTACCCGCTCTTGCTTCTATGGTCTTTTGCAAGCGGTCTGCAAGTTCTCTCACAAACTTTGCTTGACTTTGCGCCTGTTTATCTCTTGTCATTCTTCATCCTCGCTTTCATCCATTATCGCGCCGCAGTTCGGGCAGTATTTATGTCTATCCTCAAACGGATATCCGTCAAGCCATCCGCAGTTGCTACAGAAATACGCATGAGCGTACCCGCCGCGTCCGTTATCAATCCACCGTGCGTGTATTACAGGGGCAACGTCAGCGGGAGATGTTTTTAGCGGACACCATTCGGGCTTATCTTTCGCTTCGACATATCCCTTATATTTCAAACAGCATTCGTGTACTAAATCGTACTCATCTCCAACACACAAGAGACAATCGCCGCAAGTTTCGGGCATATCTATTACTAAGATTGCTTTGTTAGTCATTCTCATTGTCTTTTACCTCGATTATGTATACGTTTCCTTTTTGCTCAACTATGGTATAGTTGTCAGTAAATTCGTTCATACTGACTTCATCTGATATGTTCACAGCGTATCGCTCGGGTAATAGCTCGTTGGCGTTGTGGCTTTTTATAGCGAAGAAGGATATCAATGTAACTATTGCCGCCATTATTGATGCCGCGACTATATCCTCAAAGCCGCCCAAGTATGAATAAACGAGAAACATGATGCCAAAAAACCAAAGAGATAAAGAAAATCGACACATACCGTTGGCCAGACCAATACATTGATGTGCTCTATGTTTCTCAAGATGGTAAGCGCCTCTATTTCCAACGCTATAACCGCCCTTGGAATCAGACTGATATCTGTG